TCTATGATCAGGTTGTTGTTAACCATTATCTAGCCTCAACAGGTACAGATGACTGGTTCATCATGACTGATGTTCCAGATGGTATGAAGTACTTTGAACGTCGTGCTGATCAGTTTGAACAGGATAATGACTTTGATACTGAAAACGCTAAGTTTAAGGCAACTGCTCGTTACTCATTTGGTTGGTCAGACCCGAGAGGTCTGTACGGTTCACAGGGTGCCTGATATTAATCCATAAGGGCTTCGGCCCTTTAATCTAAGAAAGGAACTCTTATGCCACAACCAATTCTAGGACCGGCTGGTGTTACTCGTACTACGCCTCCAGCAAAGGAACTTTATCATCAAATAGTGCAGATGGATACAAGTGCTGGTGACGCTACAGGTTTCGCTGCTTTTGTTCTTCCAAAAGGTTCTATCCCTATCCTTGCTTTAATTGTATCTAGCGGTGCTAACGTAGCTCAAACTCTTAACGTAGGTACTACCCTTGGTGGTACTCAGTTGATTAATGCGGCTACTTGTAACGGTGCTCAAGTTGCAGTAGCAGGTACTGCTGTAGGTGCTCAAATGGGTGCTCTACAAACTGCTGATACATTGTATTACGCTAAGGCTTCGGCACAGCTAACCAATGCAGTAAAGATTGTTATTTCATACTACTTCCCACAACAAGGGATGACTTGGTAAAACCCAAAGGTGGGATTAAGACTAATAATCTTAGTCCCATTTTTTTTTTATAAGGTTTATTTATGACTCCACAAGTAATTAGTCTAAGTTCTTTAGGGTCTACAGCATGGATACCTGTAGATTATAAACAAAATCCATTTAACATTGGTTTAGCTTGTGTGGTGTCAAATACACCAAACTTAACATACCAAGTAGAATTTACATTAGATGATATCTTTAATACATCTATTACTCCTACAGCATTTACACATAGCCTGCTTGTAGGAAAAACAAGTGATTTTTCATCCAACCAAACTGTACCTGTTAGAGCAATTAGGTTAACTACTACTGCCTATACAAGTGGTACTGTAACTTTAACAGCGTTACAAGGCGTTGTAAATCCTAGAATTTATACACCTAATCCTGTTACCATAGCTATATCTAATATCCCGTTTCTCATCATGCCAGGAGACGGCGCGGCGAACGGGTGCCAATTCACCGGCACGGAGGGCGCATTCACGCTTTCTGCGGCAATTATCGCAAACATCGGGACGAGCCTTGCAGGATGCTACGCTTATTTCTCTGCGAGTTTCGGTGGGTCGAGCCTTCCTGCTGGCTGGTACTGGACTGAGTTCAGTTCAGACACAGCTGGGATAGTCTATGCAGAGACCTACGCATCCAGAAGCGGTAAGCCAGTACGGCCTGCTACCAAAACGCCGATCACTCCGAATCTGTCAGGATGGGTCACGGGATCGACGAGTGAAATCGTCGGGCCGTCGGGGTTCGTTTTGCCTGGCGGTGCGCTGGGCAAAAACGGGGTTTTCCAAGCGTTCATTGGACAAGCCGGATCAACAACTGCAACAAAAACCTACAGAGCGAAAATCGGCTCGACCACCGTTGCCGCCACCGGGTCGTCGGCTAGCCCGGTTGGCGAAACGCAGCATACCATTACCTGCATGGACTCGCACACAGAAAAGATTTTTGGGAGGGTAACTACGGGCACGCCGACCGGCGTTGGTAGTTTCGCAACTACATGGGTAGCTTCCAACTACGGCAGCATAGACACGAGCATTGCGCAGGAAGTGTCGTTTTCGTTGCAGCAAAGCACCAACGTCGCGGCTCCGGTGTTGCTTCGCGCATACGCAATCGCCACCAACGGAGAATAATCATGGCCAGACTAACTTTCCCAGCCACTCAGCAAGGTATTGCAGATGCCGAAGCAGTTGCACAGCCGCATCATGTTTTGATTCGCCCTGGTCGTGATGTTCTGGTCTTTACCGGAGCGGACATGCCTGAATCGCTCGATCCGCGATCCGTCACACTCACCAAGCAGCAATTTCTGTACGGATTGCTTCAGGTTGGTGGGCAGACGCTGTGGAATGCAGCACTGTCTTATATGGCCGGCATGGCTTCGACAGGAACGCCAAACCAGAAAAACCACTGGAACTACAGCAACGAGTTTCGGCGCCTGGACATCTACACTCGTCAGCTTCGCCTTGATCCTAGCGTGAAAGGAGCGAAGACTGAGCCACAAAGCGTCGCTGAAATGGATCAAGTCTTCATCATTGGTAGTGGATACGAACCACCTATGAGCGTTGGTTAATGTGAAAAATCATTTTGTTTCCGGTGAATGGAACTTAATTTGCGATGTGTGCTCTGTCAAGTACAAAGCACACAAAGCTAAACAACGTTGGGATGGTTTTATAGTATGTCCAAATTGTTATGAACAACGTCACCCACAGGACTTTGTTTTAGCAAAACAGGATAAGATTACTGTCCCTTATATAAGACCACCCAATGATACATTTATAACAGTGCCATATATTTTCTATGTAGATGAAGGTTATGTAACTGATGGGTATGTTTAAGGAGTAAATATGACAACAATTGTAACAAGGGCTGGAAAAGGAACTACTTTAAGTTGGGCTGAAATGGATGCCAACTTCAACAATCTAAACACTAAAGTTAGTGAAATTATCTCTGTAAAAGATTTTGGTGCTGTTGGTGATGGAGTAGCAGATGACACCACGGCTATTCAGGCAGCAGTGAATAATGGCAAGACTGTCTTCTTCCCAAGCGGAACCTACAAGATGAACTCAGGGGTTCACCTATCAAGCAACAATATCATTGTGTGTGATGGCGGAGTAACCTTCAATATATCAAACACTGCCTCACAAACAAATGCTTTTTACGGAACTGGCACCTTTGGAACGACATATTCTTTGACAGCTAACGCTGTTAAAGGTGCAACGTCTTTAAGTGTCACGGCTGGTGTCGAGGCCAACTTCGCGGCAGGAGACTGGATACAAATCTACTCAACAAGTGTCTTTGACCCAGGCTGGAGTAATGCTACAGAAGCTGAAATTGTTAGAGTTTTAAGCGTGTCATCGGGAACAATCAACCTACGAGAGCCATTACTTGGAGCAGCCTATAACACTGCTAATGACGCGAAGATCCGCAAATGTAACTTCATTGAGAACGTAAAGTTCTATGGTGGAAAAGTTGTTGGTTCAACTACTGCCACAACCATCCACACCGCCGTCAGAATAGATCTTGGTCGTCAATGTTCAGTCGAAGGACTTATAGTTGAAAGCTGCAATGGCTATGGTGTCAATTTCAGAAACAGCATCTTCTGTAATGTAAATGACATCTACGTTACTGGTGACTTACTCACAGCAGTCAATAGTTATGCTGGCGTCAATTTCACTGACACTTGTCAAGATTGTGTGGTCTCAGACAGCACTTTCGTTAGTTGTCATCACGCTGTTACAAATACCTTTAGTCTTGGTGGTGTCAATCGACGTATCAAATATGTGAATTGCACCTCTATAGACACTAACGACACCGGTGATGCTTTTGATACTCACGCCAATATCGAAGATGTTGTGTTCCTCAATTGCACCTCATATAACTCTTCTGGTAATGGGTTCAACGTTGAGGGTCGATCAGGCAAAGTGATGGGTTGCTCTGTATATAACGCTGCCCTTAATGGTATCGCAATCACTCTTGGAGCAACCACACAAATTTCTGAAATTCTCATCTCAAACTGCACCGTTGATAAAGCAGCAACATACGGTATTCGTGCCAACCAAGGTTCAATAGTCAATACAGCTTATTCAGACTATGTCATTATCGAAAACTGTCACGCTAAGAACTGTCAAATTGGTGTATATATTAGTGGTAATTCTTCATTTACTCTAAAGAATGCTCAAATCAATGGTGGCGTCTATAGCGGAACAAGTGTTAATGGAAGTGTGTATGTTGGAGATTATGTGAATAACTTCTCAGTGAATGGTGTTCAAGCCTTCTCGAATTTAATTACTGGCACATGTCTTCAGGTCAATGGAAACTCAACAAATCACGGAGTCATCACTGGATGCAACTTAGTCTATAGCGTCTCGGGTGCTAACGGGGTATCAAGCACTGCTTGTATTCGTGTTCATGACGCTGATAACATCTTGGTTGTTGGGAATATGGGTAACCAGCCTGGATCGGCAGGTGGATATGGTTTGCGTCAGACAGGAACCACGTCCTTAATAACCGCAGCAAACAACCACTTCTCTGATTGCACGAACCCATAATGGAAGAGCAACATAACCGACGCTCAACAGATGAGCAATTTTTCAAGCTAGTTGAGCAATATAAAGACCTTAAATATGATTGATTGTGAATTATAATGAATCCCATTGAAGAACGCCGTAGAGACTATCTAAATGTAGAAGAACATTTAAAAACTATAGATTCTAGATTGGAATTATTACAGGAAGTTCTAACTACTCATATTAAAGATGAGTCTGATCTAACACCAATTGTTAAGGAGTTGGTGGATGCTTGGAAAGCTGCTGGATTCTTAGTTAATTTTATTAAGTGGATAGGTATTATTGCAGGTGCTATCACAGCAGCAATAGCTTTATTAAAGGGACATAAACCATGAGTACTTCAGGATCAACAAATTTTACTACGTCACGGGATGAAATTGTAACTAGAGCATTAGCTTTACTTGGAGTTATCCCAGGATCTAGTGTAACATCTACTAGTACAGATGCTTATTTAGTATTGAACACTCTTGTAAAAGCTTGGATGGCTGATGGATTACAATTATGGGCTATTACATCATATAATGTTCCCTTAACTAATGCTACAAATCAATACTCTATTGGATTAGGACAAACAATAAATATACCTAAACCATTAAAAATTATTCAAGCTTATAATAGAAATATAAATACAAATATAGATATACCTATGCGAATTTTGACTAGACAGGAATATAATATGTTAGGCAATAAATCTGTATCTGGTAATCCAATACAATTGTATTATCAGCCGCAAAGAAATTATGGTGACATGTTTGTATTCCCAACACCAACCACAGTGGAGGCTGCTGCTAACAGAATTGTAATTCATTATCAAAGACCTTTTGAAGATTTTGATTCCGGGACAGATGAACCTGATTTTCCTCAAGAATGGTTTGATGCTTTAGCTTATGGATTAGCCTGTAGACTAGCTCCTACTTATGGTATCCCCCTACAGGATAGAAAACAACTTTGGAATGAAATGACTATCATAAAACAAGAGGCTATGAACTTTGGTCTAGAAGAAGGTAGTATGTTTTTCCAGAGAGATTTTAGGAACTGGTAATGGATACACCAGTATCTTTAGAGCAAATTGCTGATACTATAAACAGGGCTAAGATTGGTAATCAAAAGCATAAAAATGAATTAATGCGTTTGGGTACAAGTGATCCAACATCATTTAAAGCTCAGTTTAGTAATCAATTACGAGAACAACAACAACCATCTGAGTTTTGGGGTGCTGGTAGAAAACTAGCACAGAATCAAACTCCTGACGAAGAGACTTTAGATTATGTTGGTGGTGCTCTTCCGAAATTAGGTGGAGATTATTATTACTATGGTAATACTGATTTCTCTGTTCCTGAAAATATTCAGAATTCTATTTTAGGTGCCGGTTTTAAACAAACAAAACAAGCTATAGATCCCACGATTTATAATTTAATGTCAACCTCACCTATAACTAAATACAGAGGCCAGGAATATTATAAAGGTGATTTTGATCCTAGTAATGCTCAATGGGGTACACAGGGATACAATCAACGTGATCTTGGTGATGGTACTTATGATATTTTAGATGCTAGTGGAGCTTCTTTAGGAAAAGGTTATAAAAGCTTAGATGATACTATTAGAGAATTAGCTGCTAAATATAAACAGAATAATATAATCAGTGCCCCTCCTGTTAATGTAGGTGATATTGATAATTATAATCCACAATTTCCTAATCCAACAGAATATTCTAACTCTTCACCATACTCTGCAGGTGACTTAGATAAATGGGAAGTTTTAGGTCAGTTACTAGGTGGTAGTCCAATACCTGTTGATGCAACTTCTAATAGATCATCTTTAGCATTATCTGGAGATGGTTTAGATCAAGGAGTAACAGGGTTACAGACTTTATTTGGTTCAACACCCTTAATCTACAATAATAAATTGGCTGGGTACAAAATGGACCCAACACCAGCAACTGAAGATATGTTAGGTTATGTTAATCCTTTAGCTGTGAATAGACAGGATTCTGGTGGTAACACCATGTTCAATTATGCTTTACAAAGGGAATATCAAAATACAAATAAATGGAATGAGTTGACAAAATCAATAGATTCAAATAATCTCTTTGTACCAACTGAAAATGCTGAACAACTTCCAGGGTGGATTAACAAAGACACCTCCAGATATAATCATGCAAGTGGTGGAGTTATGCCCCAAGTTGCACAAGCTATAGGAACTGTATTACAATTTACTCCTTTAGCTCCTCTTGGTTTAGCCTTAAGTACATTAGCTTCTTTAACACAAGGAAATCATTTAGGGGGTATGTTTGGAGCAATTACTGGTGGATTAGGACAAGCGGGTGCTTTTGATAAACTTGGTTCTAAGCTTGGTGATTCTTTAGGTCTTGGAAATAAAGTTGGGACAGCTTTTGTTAAAGGTGGTTTAGGATCATTATCCGCATTAGCAGGTGGCGGGGGAATTAAGGATGCTCTATTGAGTGGGTTAGGTGCTGGTATATCTCCTGTTGCTGGTGATTATATATCATCAGGTTTAGGTGATATATTAGGTAAGACCGGTTCTAAGATGGCTGGAGCAGGTGTTAGTGGAGCTTTAAGAAGTATATTTAATAGAGGTAATCCTCTTGAGGGGGCAGTAGCTGGTGGATTATCTTCTGGTTTAGGTGATTTCCTTAGCACAATGACAAACAATACTGGTGAGAATATTGATTCTAGAAGAACAAAATCTTATGACGATCTTGGTAAAGTTATAACAAATATTGCTAGACA